TTGAAGCCACTCGCCGGAGTCCTTGCCTGATGGCAGCATGATCGGCATGCGAGTTCCGACTTCGTGCTTGTCTTTATAGAAGAAGTCGCGCAGCTTCATGCGTGGCTTTTTATTGTCGCTGCCATTTCTGATTGATGACCCAATTCGGCCTCCTTCTTGCATCTCATGAGTTACTGTATTGGAGATGGAGATTTCTTTATTTTTCTTGGCTGTCATAAATATTCCTTTGGTTAATAGGTAATGGTTTGTGATGCCGTGGAAAGCGTTAACCAGACGCTTTTCGGTTGCGAACCTATCCACGGCAATTTCTATTTTGGCGAAAATTGTTGCATTGGACTAAAAACACAGTACACTAAACAAATATGTTTAAGGAGAGTGTTATGACAATCTTACTATCTATCTTAGCAATGGCTATAAACTTACTCATCATCTTTTATGTGATAAAGAAAGCAACAAAAGCAGATGAGCAGGTAGAGATACTGAATAAAATACTTGCCTCATTATCTGAACCGGAAGTGAAAAGCCCTATAAAAATGTTATCAGAAGAACGCGCAAGCCGTGGTTTATAAGGGGCAGAAGCCCCTTCTGCTAAGCCAACGCCAATCGCTGAATGACAATAGATGATAGCGTGCTGTTGCCTGTTGCCTGGCCTTCCATCGAAATGGTAATCGACTCTGGGCCGCCGATCTCAATGGTAGACGTAGTGAATTCAGCGCGCTTCAGCGTGAACGACATTGCACCATCCGGCCCTGACAAAATAGACGTCAGCTCGATCTGGTCTTCATTCAGGAACTGCTGATGCAGTGCCATGCTATACAGCTTACCAGCCAAAGAGAAGGTATTTGCTGCGCGCCCACGCTCCACGAATGCAACCTCGGCATTACCAAGCTCAAACTGGGCAGAAGCCGCGTTATCATTGGTGATGGTGAAGCTGTCGATCAGCGTCAGTGGCGCAGTGCCATTAAACGCAGATACGTCGACGCTTGAGAATGGTTGTGCATCAAAGTCAGTGACGAATGTAGAGCCAGCTGGAACTGATGCGACGATCTCTTGGTTCAGGCCAATGAACGGGAATGAGCCAGTCACCATGGCGTTAACTGCCTGTTCAATGCTGAACCCTGAGAACTCAACGCCACGCGTCAGCAGGAAGCTATCATCGCCGCCACACTGCCCCTTCATCCAGGTAAGGATTGAGAATGTTTTACACAGGTTGCCTGTCTCAAGCTTATCAGCCACAACCAGATCTGATGTGATGTCAGTCTCGTTGGTTAGCGCCACCTGAATAGCCGCACCAGTAACCACCAATGCAGTTACCGCAGTTACGATAAACGGCTTAGCATTATTGCCAGTCAGACCAGTGAAGGCGATCAGATCTCCAACCTCCACATCATTGGTGAAGTCACCAGCAGATCGGGTGAAGGTCTTGGCAGTTGCATCAACATCTATAGTCAATGCAGCAACGGTTGATCCAGCCTGCCAAGCTGACGTCATTGCACCTGCAAGAAGATCGTCCTGAGACTGCGCGCTTAGCTCAATAGCATATTCGCCTGAAACCTGTTTGTTACCGGTTCGAATGGATGAAGTTTCTCGGCTGCCGTCAAGCTCATTGGAAACCAATGCATCGCGAGTAATCGAAGGAACGCCGCCGGTATATCGCAACGGCTTCCATGCTGGTGATGTTGGCGTTACGCCAGCGGTTAATTCTTCGACATAAAACTGAGCTGTCGTCGCGCCCTTATACGGTTGAGTAGCCATCTTTATAACCTCTTAGTGAAGGCGATGAAATTGATTGATAGAGGGCGCTTAGCCCATCCGTTCTGCACAATCAGCGGCCCCAGGCTAACAGATTGCACTTCGGCGCAGATATCGTTACGTGATAATGATACACCAGCCTTGAAGGCGGCGTTAAGTTTGTCAGCCATTTTATTGATGGCTGAGCTGCCAATGACTGATGAATAATTAATATCCACCTGATAAATGCCAGAGCGCTGCTCAGTCCAGAATAAATCAGCTTGTTCAGTATCGGCAAGCAGCATATAGCTGGCAAGATATGGAGTATTAACTGAGGTAGGCGCATCAATATTTTCAAGCGCAACGTCGATACCATTTGTTGCGCCAAACGCCATCAATGGAATATCGAACGCTTTTGTTAGATCTTCAAAGTAGCCCATTATTTCACCTTGGCAGCTTCTTCGTTAAGCAATGTATTGAATCTGGTTATGTTAACACGGACGATCCCTTTTGGCGCTTGCTTTGAGAATCCGCCAATTGTATTCGGGCCATCTCCAGGATATCCGCCGAACTCTATGACAGCAGCGTATGGCAAGTTATTGGTAAGCGTAAATTCTTGCCATGCAGATGAGTTGGTGATAAACGTCTGGACACTAGCTGTTGCAGAACTGCCGGTTTTATCTTCGCCTGCAACTATCCCGCCACGCGGCGTAGCCCCTGCTGCCTGCCAGTTCATTCTGAATCGACCGGTATCAACCGGGCTTGACTGTATAATTGCACTAAACAACTTTAGAGACACAGCCCGCATAACTGTCTCTGGATTCTTCTTGGCCTTTTCGCAAAAGGCTTTAACATCCAGAGTGAAACTCATTTTCTCACCTGGATGAAATAAGCAATAATGTCATCGTTAACCATTTTATTTTCAATGCCGACAACTGACCATCGCGCGCCGCCAAACTCCAGCTTGTCTTCCATCTTTGGCAGCACGCTGAAATCTGCCTTCACTATCATGTCACCTGCCTGGATAGTCGTGCCATTGATGAGACTAACGTTTACCGGCACCGGTACGGATATTAATGGGATCAACGTGTCCGCTGAAATATCATACTCACCTGTTGTCGGATTCCATACCTTGCCACCAGCGCGCACCAGAGTAACGGTGCTGCCATAATTGCCTAGCAGCCTAGTGCCAACGCCTTGCATCTTCTTGCTGAATGCTGTGCGCATTACACAGCCTCCAGACGTGAGATAACCAACAATGCAGATGGTGCAGTTCCCCATGACGTTACAGTAGCTGCTTGCGGATATACGCCACCAAAGTTAGAACCTGCGCTATCACGCATGATCTGCACTACGAATGTCTGCCCTGCCGTTGCATTGATGACTACGCGTGATTCAGTGGGGGTAGTTGCATCGGTGGATGTCATTTTAACTGCGGCAGCAGAACCAATCTGAGCGCCATTAACAAGCAGTCTGCTCAGAAGAATTGATGTGCCAGTGGCTCCGGTACGTCCATTCTGTAGCTTAATGCGCACTGCATAATTACCAGCCACATTAAACGTCACAAGGCCAGCGGAGTTAATCATCACTGGATCGGATGGCGAACCTTGCGCAGCGCCGAAAGACAGTTGCAACGGTGTATCAACTGCCGTTGGCGCCTGAACTACGGTAGATGGCGCACGGAGAACCTCGACTTCCTTCATTCCTGCCGCAGCATAAAGCATAGAGTCAGCAAGTTGAGTTGTAACTTCGCGCAGTTTTTCAGGCGTGATCTGTCCGGTGGTATTGTCTGGCAGGTTCGCGCCGATAAGCGCAAACATTTCACTCTTCGTTTTTGCCATTATTAACCCCGTTGAACTCTGAATTGAAAGCCATTGTTACCGCCACCACAAATTAATGGTCGTAGTGCATCCATTGCTGCGGTAATCGTAATTGTTGATCCTGTTATGCCATTGTCTGCGTATTGAACCGTAACCGCCCCTTCAACACGTTCCATCGTGGTAATGCGCCCATCTGTGGAACCGCGCACATCAGAACCTTTGCCATATTCAACAGCGGCAGCAATCTGAGCTTGAATAACCTGCTTGGGGATCGTGTTATTGGCAACGGGGAACCCATACAAACTTAAGCCATTGCGCGGGAATGCCAGTGATTGATCTGCCGATACGCGGGTGCCGCACAGCATAGGCTCTTGCAGATCAATGTATGTTGCTCCGTTGCGCAATGCAGCTTCAGCTTCAGCATCATCTTCAGGAAGAGGCCAGCCAAACCTTGCAGCAAACATCCTTGCATCTGTCAGAGAGATATAAGAATCCGCATTTGGTACGATAGAGCCATCTTCCACGATTAGCACGGTTATACTCCTTGGCTCTTGCTGCGACCACGCTTAGCGCCACCACCGTTATTGTGCGCCTCTTCATTATCCGGTTGCGTTGCCACCAGTTCGTCATCTGCAACTTCACCGCGCTGCGGGATTAGCTGGCCGTCTACCAATGCAAGGCCATTGTAGCGTTCGCGGATCACATAATTATCATTAGCCATATTCAATCCTTAAAGACGGCCCTTTCGGGCCGTTAAATTACGATACGGTTACGACGGTGCTGCCAGACAGCACGTTGCTATATCCGTCCTGCACTACAACCTTGTATGTGCCGGAGTCAGCAGCTGCCGCTGAAGCCTTGGTGTAAACCGCAGCATTAGCGCCAGCAATGGCATTGCCGTTTTTAAACCACTGGTAAGTGTACGGAGCCAGACCGCCAGTGACTGCAACGGTCAGTGTCATAGTTTGACCGGCGGTAACAGCAGTGGTGGCTGGTAGTGCAGTGGAGAACGACGCTGGGCTGATATTAACCATCACAACTTCAACCTGACCATCATCGTTTGCATCATCCACACCGGTGGTGCGACGCTTGATTACATCAACCATTTTAAAACCCTCTATTAAGGTGCAATTTCGCCGCCGGTACGCATTTGCGCCAGCAATGTATTGAGTTTAGTCACAACGGCGTTTACTGCCGTTTGGGCCGATGCCGCAACAGCCGTAGCATCAGCACCAGTAACCGTCTGAGAAGCCAGGTCAACAATGGCGGCAGTTTGAAGCACACCACCACGCTGAGTAGTGGTCGGCACTTTGTTACCTGCCATCGCAGTTGTTGCTGTCGTGCCAATCGCGCCAGACTGGATCACGCTCCAGGCAGCCGCCGCAGTTGCTCCGGCAGCAATTACCGCTGGCTTGCCAGTGATTTCAGTCCAGCTCGCGCTGAACGTCACACCTTTAAGGCTTCGCGGCAGCCCTTTACCGGTAGTAGCCATATAATTCTCCTTCATGAATGGTAAAAGAGGGGCCGTAGCCCCTCATAATTATACACTACGGTTAAGGCGTGCCGACACCAGTTACCAGGAACGCGATCGGTACATGCTTGCGCTCTACTACGCGGTTCCAGTTGGTGGCGTTTGCCAGATCCTGCCAGGAAGCAGAGCGTGCGATGGTTTCGCTGCCGTTACCAGTGATAACTGCGCTGGTGAAGGTATAGCCAAGCGGGTGCAGCAACCAAGTCTTACGGCTCCATAGGGTTTCTACGCCGCCACCGTTGCCGCGCTCTTCTTCACGCTGATAAGCCAGCGGAGTAGTAGGAGAACCCTCGCCATAACCGATCGCCCCATTACCGAAGATGATGGAGATGAACTTAAGATCTGCGCCGACGCCAACAACAGTCATGCTGTCATCAACAACCACGCGATAACCCTGGTAGGTTGCGAACATGGTGTTGTTCTCAGCATCGCGAATGAAGTCGATCAGTTGCTGCTTGCGAGCCTGACCATACACGAAGCTATGCATAGCGATAACACCCAGCACTTCACCGCTATTACTCATCAACGCATCGCCCATGGTCTGGGTTGCATCAATGAACGCGCCAGCGTCGAAGCCCAGCGTTGCGGACACGTCAACAACCATGTCGTTCTGGGTGTGGAATGCGTCAGTGGCTGCAACGTTGTCGTTGTAGATACCCAGTGACGTCGCCAGCAGTCGACGCTGCGCTTGGCGCTGCCAGAAGTTATCCAGTCGAGTTGCCACAGATTGGAGTGGGTTCTGGCTTGTCAGCTCAACGGTCAAATCCGCCTGGCCGAAACCTTCGTTAAGATAAGCGACGCGAGCCATCATTTCGCCAGTCTGCACGTTACGCGGCGTAGCGATATCCTGGTAAATGTCGTTCGAGTAGTTAGGCTCGATAGACGAATCAATGGCTTTCCAGAATGGAATGTTAGCCAGATTGGAAGGGCCGCGAGCAATCTCGGCAGCATATGGCGTTGGTGCCAGAATGCCAGACTGGAAGAATGCGGTTTTTTCTACCGGATCTTGAGTCATGTAAGAAAGCAGTACCGGGACATTACCGGTTACGATGTCGCCAATGGTGGTGATAGCCATGTTATTTCCTTAATAGTTTCATCTGCCGGTCAAATTCGGCTGGGTTTGATTTATGCAGCTCGATACGTTCTGCATCATTCATTTCACTGAACTGCTTGGCAGCCCCGCCGCCTTTGCTACCGCCAGCCCCGCCACCGGTTGCTGCATCCGCTTTAATCAGATGCGAGAATACTTTATGTTCACACAAATACTTTTTGAACTGCGCAATGTCGGTGGTGATCACGTTACCATCTGCGCCAACAAATTTAGTAACTACTTCATCACCATCGAATTCTGTACGCACAAACACCCCCAGGATGTCTGCTGCACTTTCATCAATCATCATTCCAGAGAGGGCGCTTACTGCTGCTCGCTTCTCGCTGGAAAGAATTCGGTCATTGCGTGCTGCAATGATCTTGTCTTTAGCCTCAAGCTGTGGGGTATATTCACCGCGCAAGGTCTTTTCAAAGGTCTCTAACTCACCAGATTTCTTGGCGGCAGCCTGATCTTCAATAAGTCGTGCGGCAGCAGCTTCATCGGCTTGTCGCTTAACTTCTTTCTTCTCAGCCAGTAGGCGTTCGTTATTTGCCTTTAGTCCAGCAATTAGATCATCCAACTCTGCCTGTGTATAAGTCTTACCGCCTGCACCGGCTTGTTCTTCCGCGCCAGCTTCTTCGCATTTAATGAAGTAATCTGATAACTTAAACATGTTGACCCCTGGTCATTTTTGCGGCCCAGCCGCGTCATTAGTATGTTATACCATAACAAATATAGGTGCAAATTTAGCAATCGCCATCCGGTTTGGCAACGGCACGACACGCAGCCATGCATGCAGTTTGCATATCTGTTTTGGCGATCGCCAGCCAGCGTGGATCTGCTCCATCACAGCGCAATCTTTCAAGGTGTGAGATAAACTGACGGCTAAGCGACTTTACAGAATTCATATCAGCAATATCTTGCTCTGATAAAGTGCGGTATCCTTTGATTGTGCTGCCGTCTTGCGGTTTTGCTTCGCTCATTTTATTTCCTCTGCGGTTGTTAGGTTGTTCGCAATCTTCGCCACGGCTCACGCAGTTGCTAAATCACTTCCGTCTATTCCGGATGTCAAGAAGGTGACCACCTCCGTTATTTGCTATCGTCTATTAACGATAGCTTTAGAATCTCAAGAATTCCGATTGCCTCACAGAGTCCAATTTCGCCGTCATATTCATGAATTACTGCACTTAGTCGATTAATAATTTCTTCATTGACAGGGAACCTTTTCTCTTTGCCAATTTCAATCACTGTTGACATCTTTGTTAGCCTCAAATTCAATATGAGAAACCATGAAATTATTTACCTGCCAAGAAATCCAGCCGGTAAGATACGCAAGAGGCTCTTGGTTATCAACGTCTGACTTAACCCCAACCAATTGGAGCACTCGCCATGCTGCATGAACGCACTCATGAGTTAACGTTTCTGTGCAGTAATCATCAAGAGACCGGAAAATGATAGCTACGCATTCAATATTTGTTTTGTCGTCAACGCCAGTTGTTACCTGCCCTGAGAAGTTATCACTAAGAACTCCAACCCACATTTCTTTCTCTGCATCCTGCTTAGTTGGGCAGACGATAACTTCCACACCATATAGCGGAACGCGAAGCCTAGCGATGCGTTTTAGTTTCTTTGCCATCAATCATGCTCCTGATGTAATCCTGCAAATACCTAACCTGCTTATCTTGCTGGCTAATCATTTCTCTGAGACGGTAATAATCTTGTCTAGCTGCTGCGTCAAGTTCTGCGGTTCCTGCATCGCCCACGCTGCCGGTGCAGGTGGCTTTGGACATGCACTTGGCGCGGACTGACAGGCGCTTAGTGCCAGCGTCGACATCAGTACGAAGCTGATCAATGGTGTCTTGTGCATTGCGTAATCCCTGTGTGTATTTGGCGTCGAGGACGGCAACGGAAATCTGTTGCTTGTGCATTGTGTCAATGGTGCTGCCATAATCATCACGCTGTTTCTTATAGATTATCGCATTGTCACGATAGTGCATTGTCGTCCATGCGAGGCTGCCGACAAGCGCCAACACCAATGCTGCAAGTGCCAGCTTATAGCGCATCAACATGACAGAAACAGTTTCCGTTCTGCCTCCCTGCGACGACGAAGGCCTTTCTCAACCGCAGAGCCTGGAGACACCCAGCGGAGGAACTGATCTGACGCACCTGAGTAGTTGCCAGCATTAAGCATTTTCAGCAGCGTTGAGTCTTTAATCTTCGAGTAGCCAA